CTGGTATCTTTCTTACAGTTGTAAACTTTAATCCCATAGACCTAGCCATCTCTAGTCTACTCTTACCTGTTCCGAGCTCTCGGACTTTAATATCATGTGGTGCATAATGCTTACCATAGGTAACATCTTTCATTGCCGACCACCTGTTTAACTCTCTAGCGTAGTGGGGTAAGCCCTCTCCACTGTTCTCGTAGTAGTTAACTACTCGTATCTCATTACGATATAGCTGCACGAACCATATCGTCGTCGCATCATCCATACCCAAGTCCCACGCAGTGTGTACTGGTAACGTCGACTCTACTCCTAATGTTTCTACGATACGCTTTTCCCTGTACGCTCTGTTCATCTGGTCACCGTAGTACGCTCCCTCCACAGGAACTTTAAACGAACACATGTATTCCGACTGGAATCTTGCTTCGTTGTTCAACTCGTTTCGAGCTACGCGAAGCTCCTCTGGCGTAATCGCCTTAGTATCCTTCACGGACAGATGACTACTATACCAGTTCTTGTCTGCCTGCGCATGCAACAGCAGCTTATAGAAATGGTTCTCTCCTCTAGGCGTTCCATTAAACAACGCCCACCCACCATTCTCTGCCAGGATCGGATTGATCAACTGCCACGCAGCTGGATCAGAAATACTATACTCAGAGAATACACATCCAACAGGGTTCGCTCCCACCATCTTGTCAGGGTCATCAGATCCCATCAACTGTATGACACTACCATTCTTCAGGTGTATCCGCATCTCCTGTTCACTCTTCTTCTCTACTACTTCCCTTGGGAAATAATCAATAAACTTTTTGCCCTCGCCAGTCATACCATTCCAAACAATACGCCTCGCCTGATTCGCATACGGTAAAATATACCAGTACGTTCCCACTCGTTGCATGGCCTTGATCGCCATAATGTTCACACAAGTCAAATCCTTGCCGGCACGTCGATGCCAAGCTACGCACGCTCGCAAGCTGCGTTTCGTCTGTGTCATGTATTTAAGAAGGGGCAGCTGATACTTTCTCGGCTGCCATCCCATTGCTGGTATTTGTACGTCCATTATTCTTCGTCGTCTTCTTCGTCCCAGGATATTTCCAGGAACTCACTGTTCATGTCTTCATGTGTCTCTTTCAATAACATCTTACCTACCCTGTGATTCGGATAATCATAGAACAAGTCGCCATCGTCATCCATGACAATAAACATGTAGTTAGGAAAGTGCTCGCCCAAGTTTCCTCGGATCCTGTCAAATAGTTCGTCGTGGTCGCTATCAATTGCCATGTTTATCTTGTTCACTTATAAACTCATCATACTCTGGCTCAATGTCAACTACTTCTGCCTCCTCTATCTCCGACTTCGCTATCTTACTATAATCTACCGTCATTACCTTGAACTCCCCAGTGACATTTGCCTGGACGTCGACACTCTTTAACTTCGGCTGGGTGTAGCTAGCAAGCTCCTTCCACAATGCAATCTTCTCCTTTACCGGTACACTACCGTCATCTGTATACTCTAGCAATTGCTCGATCGGATTGATCCCTCGCTCCGCAAACATAGCAAGTAGTGCCTTACGCTGCTCGGACGGTGTAGGCGCTTTTGCCATCATATCCAAGAACTGCTTCTTAGTATCTAGCTGTTTCTCTACAACCTTTAGCTCCTTCTGAGCTTGTTTCATATCATCCTCTGCTTTCATACGTTTACGGTGACAACGAGTTCTCTTCGCTGCCTGTTGTTTAATAACTTGTTTCGGTTTACCTGCTGCATAGGTTCTTCCGTCTACTTTGCTCACAAGTAAATATATGTACACTATGAGTCATATTGTCAAATCGTTCACACTATTCACACTCAGCTCACACTTTATTAAGGGGGGTGTGAACTACTTATATATAGTAATATAAAGGACTTACGGAATCGTTCACACTATTCACACTTTATTAGGGTGGTTGTACTAAGCGTTTCATGTCCAGCAAAAAAGTGTGAATTGTGTGAACAAAGTCATAAGTCGTTGATAAAGATACTGGTAAATAGTTCACACTTGTACAAAAAAAGTGTGAGCTAGGTGTGAATTGTGTGAACAGAATAGACTAACTACTGAACCTTTGTGCACTAGTTTGCTGAAAACTGAAAATTGGATGCGTAGGTAGGGACTCTTATCTGTTCAAGATGTCCAATTCCCCCATTGGACCCCTTGATCAGATGTTTCAGAGGCCCACCCCCCCTTGTTTCTAGTGTCACAGACCACTCTACATGCACCTACAGACTCCACGGCTCCTTGCAGTGAGAGTCAGGTTGCATATGTCGTTGACCTACAACAGCTTCGGATCAGTAGATCCTCAGGTTCCTGAGATGTGCTCATTTGTGCACCCTATCACAGTTCACGCCAGTGCTAACGCACTGTCGCTCAAGGACTTATCAGCCTCTGGAAGCATACAGTCACTACACACAGTATCGTGTCCAATCGCTCACCCTTTCGTTACCACGCTGACTCATCACACAGCCTATCACAGGTCACGATCAAGTTGGACAGCTACACGCATTGTCGTTCATCGTGCTGTCGACTTCCTCGTTTCACGCGACCATCCTCAATACAGATTGTGGCCGTTGTCTAATCGTCACACCGTCTGATTCTACACGCTCCGATTACAATGATTGTGCCTTATCAACAGAACCTGGTCATCAGGTTTTGCTCCGTCTTTGTCATAACCACGCTTCGTCTGCACAATGGATTGCTGTCTTTGCTCTGTTTGGAATGGAGCTAAAGCACCAACCAAACATGCAAATGCCCGACCATTGTTCCGCTCGCCTTTTGTGATTATGACAAACACTACACAAAACGCAGAAGTCCAGAACCTGTCTGGCACAATCATCGCAATCGGAGCTAAATCAGACGATGGCGATTACCCAACTACAATCCGTCTCGAGGACGGTCGCTACGAGAAAGTCTGGCACGGTGATCGCCTTCAGCGCGGATCTTCCATCCAACTCGACCTTGTGACCTGGGCCAACGGCTGGGTTGACAAGTACATCGTAGGGTAACTACAGGGGCTGAGCAATCGGCCCCTTTTCCTTGTTCCGTTACGCAAGTAACAAAACAACAACAACATATACCCACAACATATTCTTCGGTTTTTGGTTGGGTCGCTCGTCTGGGCGAGGCGACCAACCAAAAAGCCTCATCAATATTAAACAAACCATACATATACAATGAAAACACTTATCAATAAAATCATAGAAACACGTCCAACCAAACAAGACATACTCAACATAAGAGAGTTTGTCATTGTAGCTATTAGACAACTACGCATTCACAGACTTACTCTCAAGATCAACAAACTAGATAAAGAGAGAGCTAAGTTGATAGATATGAATATAGCTACATATATGGACAATCACGAACCAACAACAATTGAGATGTAATTATATGTTATTTCCTTTATACATAAATCAAATATTCCTATTCCTTTTCATAGTATATGTATTATACAAACTACATAAATACATACACTAATATGTACGGTTTAGTTACCCTCGCTCGCTTGGGCGTAGCGAGGGTAACACACCTTCACTTTCAACAATCACACACATATGGAACAAGCAATCAAAGATACAATAACACAAATACATAGCACAGAACGCTACACTGACGCCAACAAGTCAGCATGGCGTAACCTGTTCCAACTTGCAAAAGTACGAGCATCACAACTCAAGCTTCAGACCAAGTTCAACAAGTACCGTCAATCACCTGTAGTCCCTCGTGACAACAATGATGACTTACTTGTCCGTCAAATCGTAGACAACTGGATGGCATACGATAACACATCTAATATTACTCATAGCCATCCTGATGACGCTCAAGTTGCAGACGACCAATCATGCATGCAAGCAATGGTCAATCAGCAAAAGCAGTTCCTTCAAGATATACTTGAGTTACTCATCAAGGTTACTGACACTACTGCTCGCGAGCGCCTATGGCACTTGTACGATCAGGAGGTCAACACTAACCTATCAGCTACTGACTACGCTGCATACGCAGAGTTTGGCGATGCATCAGAGTTCTACGAGTTCCGTGACCAGTCACATCACGACAGACATGTCGCACAACAAGAGTATCGTGACAATCCTAAGCTCGCTACCGGTCCAGATCCAGATGACAACCGTTACACTGGTACTGTACCCAAGCGTGACATAGACGGTCACAT